GATTATATCTAAACAAACAGCATCAAGTTCAGCTACAATTAGTTTTACCTCTGGTATTGATAGCACTTACAAGGAATACTTATTTACTTTTAAAAATATTCATCCAGAAGAATCTGAAAAAGAATTTGGAGTTCAATTTAATGCTGCTGGAGGAAGTGGCTATAATGAAACTATTACTTCTACAGTTATAAAAGCTAGACATACAGAAAGCGATAGTGCTGCTGCACTTGCTTATAATACTGCTGCTGACCAAGCTCAAGGAACTGGTTTTCAAACATTATCTGAAGATTCTGGAAATGCTAATGATAATTGTGTTTCTGGATGGCTTCGTTTATTTAATCCTTCGGACACAACGTTTGTTACACATTTTATGGCAGAAATTGCTGAAGTTGGTGGTGGAGATTCACAGCTTAAACATAATTTCATTGCTGGATATATTAATACGACTAGTGCAATAGATGAAGTACAATTTAAGTTTGATAGTGGCGATATAGACGCTGGAGATATTTGTTTATATGGAATTAACTAAGGAGAAAACATGGCAAGACATCATTTAATAAATGGAAATGTAGTACCTTTCACAGCTGAAGAAGAAACAGCATGGGATAATGCTGAAACAGCTTGGAATGATGGTGCATACGATAGAGCTATTGCTAAGTTAAGAGAAGATAGAAATAGACTTTTAGCTGCAACAGATTTTTATGCTTTATCAGATGTAACTATGTCTGATGATATGAAAAATTACAGACAGGATTTAAGAGATCTTCCAAGCGGTAAAGATACTTTAGAGAAAGTGAACAACACTACTTTTCCAACTAAACCAGAATAGTTTAATTTAAGCATATAAGGGAGGTACGCTATGAAAATAGCTCTTGCTATGATTATGTGTACGGCTCTCTACCAAGAGTGTTTGCCGCCACATCCAATGCCAGAAACCTACAGAACTCATTATGATTGTCTGGAGGCTGGCTATAAAGAAAGTATTAAAAAATTAAAAGAGATCGGAAGAGAAGAAATCAACAAATATAACACTTACATTAAGTTTGTTTGTTATCCAAAATTTGAGGAGCCTGGAGAGGATGCCTAAAAAAAAAAGAAAATCTGTTTTATCTAATGTTGAAGATCATAACGGAATAAGAATATCCTATCATGAAAAGGTTTGTGCAGAGAGGATGAAAACAATTTTTAAACTATTAGATGAAATGAGAAAAGATATAAAGGAATTAAAAACTTTTATGAATGTAGGAAAAGGTGCTGCCGCTATAATAATTTTTATAGGTGGTTTACTTGGCTCGATCTTTTACTTATTCACGAAATAGAAAAACAGCTGCCAAAGGTTTAAGTAGTGAACTATTAGCTGCTGCAAAGTTTGCCAAGGATCCAAACTTAATTGTCTTTAAACCAATAGGAGCTGGTCCAGTAGATATATTAACTTTGAATATTAAAACGGGGGAGTATGTAGCTTATGATATTAAGACAAGAAACTACCGCAAAGATGGGTCTAAGATTAATAGACCAAGAACCAGGGAACAAAAAAGACTAGGTGTTAAAATACTTAATTTTGAACAAAATAAATAATTATGCAGCTATCAAAACATTTTAAGTTAGAAGAATTTACCAAATCTATGACGGCTACTAGAAAAGGTATTGATAACACTCCAGGAGCTGGAGATATAAAAAATTTAGAAAATATTTGTTATGAAATACTTGAACCAGTTAGAGCCAAATTTGATAAACCCGTTACTATAACATCTGGTTATAGATCAGAAGAGTTATGTGAGGCTATTGGTTCTAAAAAAACATCACAACACGCTAAGGGACAAGCAGTTGATTTTGAAATTGCTGGCATTCCTAATATTCAATTAGCTTACTGGATACAAAACAATACAGATTTCGATCAACTTATTCTTGAGTTTTATAATCCCGATGATCCAGCGGGTGGTTGGGTTCATGTATCTTATAATGAAAAAGGATCTAATAGAAAACAAGTCTTAACTTATGATGGCAAGAAGTTTTCTAATGGTTTACCAGATATGAAATGGAAAGATGGAAAGGTTGTTGAATGATACAATTTTTAGGTTTCTTAAAAAATCCTTTAGTTAAATTTGTAGCAAATAAAACTATGGGTGCAATTACCCATAAGCTAGAAAAAGATAAAATAATAAAAGCCAAAGAATTAGAAGCTGCTAATAACCTGGATGTTAAAAAGGTTGAAGTACAAATCGAACAAGTACGCCAGCAGCAAAACTCACTAAAAGATGAATGGCTTTGTCTTTTTTTCACGCTGCTTATGGCGTGCCACTTCATACCAGCATTCCAACCAGCTATGGATAAAGGATGGGAGATCTTACAAAAAGCAGATCCTATGTTTTGGTACATAATATTAACAATAGTAGGTGCATCCTTTGGTGTAACTACAATGAATAAATTAAAGAAAAAATGACAATAACTAAATCAGACTTTGATCCGCATTGCTTTGGCGGTCATTATCAAGAACCACCAGAAACATTACACTTTCAGTTTGAAGGTGCGAGATGCGATAACTATGTTTACCGCTATGTTTTAGTAGATAAGTTTAGACCCAATAAAATAGATTCAAGAAGTAAAAAGACAGAGGAAGAAAAAGATAAATCTGGTAAAGAAATAGCTGCTGGTTATTTATCTCCTCTGGTTTTAACAGATGAAGTTAAACCAAGTTTAATAGATAAAATAAAAAATATTTTTTCCAATGGGTAAAGCTCCAAAATGGGGAGTTAATACTTATGTTAAACGAACCAAGCCAAGCGTAGGTAGGCATAAGAAGAATATGAACAAACAGGAAAAAAAATCTTATAAAAAATATAGGGGTCAAGGAAGATGAAAGTCAATGAAAACTCTGTTATCAGCCTCCCAATTAGGAACCTTTTATTTTTGTGCGGAGCTGTCGCAGCTGGAATTTTTGCTTATACCGAAATAACTGCCAGGCTAACAAGTTTAGAAACATCAAGAGAATTACACCAGGCAGATCTACTCAAGAAATCTGAGCAGCTGCCAACGGATCAAGAACAGTTTATGCTGCTTGAACACATAGCTGGACAAGTAGAAAATATAGAAAAAGAGATGGAGGGTATGAGAAATAATACAGTAAATCTTAACAGAGCTATGAAAGATATTGAAAAAATAAATGAAACTTTAGAAGTTATAAAAGACAAAGTTAGAGCTAATGGATCTATTCCATGATGGATAAAATTATAACACTTCTGATTGGAGTTATGTTAGCGGTATCTGGTTGGGTGCTAACCCAAACATTTTCTTTATCAACTAACCAGGCGGTTCAAGTAGATAAGGTTGATAAACTAGAAAGACAAGTAGAAAAATTAGAAGATAAGATGGCAGTTATGCTGGATAAAGATGAGGAGATTATGCAGCAGCATAAGGATTTATTTAAAATTTTAGAGAAAGGAGATACTCCAACAACGGGGTATTCATATAACTAATGCTTATTGAGACGGTGGTGGCACTTTTATTAATACAAGATCATAAAATTATCGAGCATCGAATCCAACCAAGCCTCAGCGATTGTTTAAAAGGTAAGCGTATCGCTATGAGGGATAAAAAATCTGATGATAGAGTTGTTTATAAATGTATTAAATCTAAGGCTAACATTGAGATTTATATGGGAGAGAAAAAGATAACATCTTTAATAATGGAATAAGGAGGAAATAATGGCAAAGAAAAAGAACAAAAAAAATAAAAAGAAAAATAAGAAAAATAAAAAGAAAAAAAAATAATGGATCTTAAAGATAAAATAGTTGGTTTAGCTTTAGCCGCTTTAATCGCATTGGTTGGTTGGAACCTTAAAGAAACCTGGAATATGAAGGAGGCTGTCATTAAACTTCAACAGGGTCAAGAAGTTTTATCTAAACAGATTAAGAAGAATACTAATTTTGTTAAAAGAAATATTAAGAAACTAGATAAAAAGAAAAAGAAGAAAAAAAAGAAGGATGAGAATGAATGATGAAATATATATTATTAATTACTCTTATACTTTTTTTAACAAGTTGTTTTGAAAATGTTAGACAATCTGTAGGTATTTCAACTAATCCTTTTAGTACAAAGATGGAAGAAAAAACTAAACTAAATTATAAAATTATATTTGGTAAAGTAAGACCCAAGGAAGATGATGATGATTGATAAAATTTTATTAAAATTTTTTGGCG